TCTGACTGCGGCGAGACGAACGTTCGTATCCGGGATTTCAGACTTAACCCTAATAAATACGGGTCCACGATTTACCGCGTATTACACGCGGCAAGTCGGAAAATATCTGAGGTCCTCGGACCGATTCCGGACGCCTCGTCGCTGAACTTTCAGTTCGGTCCTGGAGCAAACACCACAGTTAAGGCGGCGGCGGCTAACCCAAGGGCAAAGCTGTCCGCGCGTCTAGCGTGTAGTCATGAACTTCTTCCCTATGTGGCTTCCTTTCTCGAGGAGGTCCCGAACTGGTGCGACCACCATGCCGTCTTTAGTGACGACAATCGGTGGATTGTGCCGGTAGAGGAACACATCGGTAAGTTGCAATTCGTCCCGAAGAACGCAAAAACGCATCGGTGTACTATCGTTGAACCGATCCTAAACACCTTTTTTCAAAAGGGTGTCGGATCCTATCTACGAAACCGATTGCGCATCTTTGGGGTCGACTTAACCGATCAGAAGCGAAATCAGGCGCTCGCCCAGGTCGGGTCTGTGGATGGCTCAGTTGCCACCATAGACCTGTCCTCTGCGAGCGACACTGTCGCCTATGAAGCCGTCTGGCTCCTCTTGCCTCATGGCTGGGCTGAAGCATTGGCCCAGCTGCGAACGAGAGAAATAGCTTTACCAGATGGTTCGGTTGTCAGGCAGGAAAAGTTCAGTTCGATGGGTAATGCTTTCACCTTCGAACTCGAGTCCCTGCTTTTCTTCTCATTAGCTTATGCTTCTTGTGAGCTAGTGGGAGAGTCGACTGACCTGGTATCCGTTTATGGGGATGATATTATTGTCCCCACCGCTGTCGTACCGACTTTGGTCGAGGTCCTCACCTTCTGCGGTTTCTCGGTTAATTCTGAGAAGTCGTTCTGGACGGGCCCCTTCCGTGAGTCTTGCGGTTCGGATTACCTCAACGGTTTTGACATTCGCCCCTTCTATCAGAAAGGTGTTTATTCTGATAGGGCGCTCTATTGCGCCCACAACTGGTTCCTCAGACACGGAGAGAGAGAATTAGCCTCTTTGGCTGCATCTTTCATACGTGGTGAGAAACTGTACGGCCCCGATGGTTATGGGGAC